GGGATATTCGCTGAGGAGCCGCGCCCTGGGTAGGGTGAGCGACACTGCCTCGGGGGTACCGAGGTGAAACTCGACCGGCAGAGCGGTCACTCGGCCTTGCGCAAACGCGCCCTGAAAGCCTCCGGCAAAACCGAGAGGATCGTTTCAGGATCGGAGTCTATGGTAACACCTATGGTGTTCCACAAACCCCACTCGGCCGCAGTGATTGCGCCCTGCAAAGACGCAGAAGCCAGCTTGACCTGCAGGTCAGCAGGCAGATTCGGGCCGATCACAGCCGCAGCACGCGCTCCGACTTCGCGGCACGTAGCCCACTTCCCCAGCTCCTGGCCCATGAAGTTCGCCATGGACCAATCAAGCTGAAATTCCACATCCTCCGTCGCCGAACCAGACCTTGCTAGCCATTCATCTGCGAGCTGTTCGTAGTACTGAAACATGGGATCGCAACGCCCCTTGTACATGACAGCTCTGGAACGAAAGGACAAAGATGTCCTCATGCACGTCGCAGGTGAGCTCCTACCCAACGCATCACTGGTCGTAAAACTGGACGAAATAAGTCCACGCGCCATATCGGGTACCCAAGCGCCGCTCTTCAGACAGCCCTCTTCCCCGTAAAAATGGCAGCCGACAAACTCGGCTCTCCCGCCTTCGGGAGGCACCAAAACCAGATTGTGCGTCAGGCCGAAGGACTCGAGCACTGCTGCCACCCGCTGCAATGATGGGGTGGTTTCGGGGCTTTGCCCGACCGGCTCGCCTGAGTTGAGCTGGGTCAAGTGGTCGTCTCCCTCGCCAATAGGCCTCCAATAGACCTGCTTGCGCGCCTGGCCATCATTTCTCGTGAAAATCCATGAACTGGCCTTCTTGGGATCTACCTTTCCCTCAGCAAAATCAACCAAGCGATGCCAAAACTGATGGGCGTTCTCACCCAGAACTGCCACAGAAAACGGCATGAACTGGTTGAACCTATTGCCCCATGATGTCTGGTTATCACCAGAACACCTGATGCGGAGGAACAAAACCAACCGCCAGTTCGGCAAGTAGAAAGAGGTCTTGTCGTTGTGTCCTTTGGGCTTCAGCTCTGTTTTGATCAAGTCTGGCACGAGAACCTTCTCCGCAAGCGGGTACAGCTCATTCAAAATCGTGCCGATATGACCACAGATGTGCTTCAGCAAGTCCCTCTCAATCGAGAGCACTCCTAAGTCCACCTCGTCGCATCCTCGAACACTCCACTTGCACCTCCTGCCCTGCGCGTCGGTCCTAAACTCGAGAGCTTGTGTGAATTCATAAGTCGAAAAGTCGTTTTCACACAAAAGCGTCTCTGACCGCTTGAAATGCATGGGCAGACCTCCCATCTCGGGCGGCCCAAAAACATGGTCCTCGCTCATCGCCTCTGAAAGCGCGTCCATCCGCTCGTCCTTCGGTACATGCTTGATGTTGCACGTCTGGTCGAGCTCTGTCAGGCCGTGCTCGGCGACTTTGCTAGCGGCTGCCGCTATCAAAAAGCGGTACAAACCGCGATCCATAACAAGCCTAGGGGCCTTCGCCGCCTTGGCTGTTACTTCTCTTTTGACCATGGCATCAACAGTCTCAGTGACGTCAATGCCGGTGAGGAGCTCGTCCACCATGTCACGGACCCTCGCCTCACTCAACTTCCCTTGAAGCATGTCGTGAAGCTGGCCCATCTCCATCAAGTACCCGCGTATCCTCTCCTGTGTGAACCACCGCTTGGTGACCACGTCGAGGCATTTGCGGATCGTCTTCTTGTGGGCCGAAGAAGGCCCATAAGCAAACTTCCTTGCGGAGGCATGTGAATCCTTGATCCTCTCTGCCATGCAGTTCAGCGCGTTCGCCTGACCGGAGTGACCCTTTGAGGCATAAAAACACGCATTTCCAAGAACCGGGGCGACCCTCTCAGCCACCTGGTCCACGTCAATCGCATGCCTGCCATCAATGCTCCGCGGTAACAACGCGCTAGAAGGGTGGAGACCTGTGTCTCCCACCGTGGGCTGTGGAGGTCTGCCGGTCAACTCCAACGCGTCAACAGCAGCTTGGGAGGTAACTGCGACCCTCGCCGCAAGTCCTCCCAACTCCTCAACCTGGACGTCCAGCATCTGGGCAGTGGTATGTACAACTGGAACAGAAGCTGGCGCAGATGAATTCGCGACTGGGGACGTCTGTCTCCACCGAGTCGCCCAACATGCTTGGTGCGGGATGGCTGGGCCCGCAAAGAACGTGTAGGTCCAGTACGGCAGCGCGGTACTAACCAACCAAGGCAGCTCAAAAGCCCTAGAGTTCTGCAACCGGGTGATCATGGGTAGTGCTGTGGCATACGCCTCATGGGTGGGATCCAGAGCTGTGTGTTCGCACAAAGCTCCCCAACCTACATGCACATTCCTCTTCTCATACCCGTCTTTGGCAAACCTCATGTTGGACAAGCTGACGTACAACTTGGTCGGGAGGAAAATCTCAACCTCGAGCAGCTCTCCCTTCAGCACACAGCCTTCCGGCATGCTTGAGCAGTCTGGGCAGCGCTGCAAAAGGTGAGCCCTGCAGCTGTACCCCTCTATAGGGGTGGTCAAGTGCGCCAAGCGCTCTGGCTGGCATCGCGGGCAGAGTGTGACTTGGTAGCGCTCTTCATCCATAACCACTCCCCTGCCCGCGATGGGCTGGAACTGGAGCGGGTAGGTGACGCACTTCCCACAACAAAGCTCGACGACGCGCGACAAAGCAGCCTGCAATCCGTCTTCGCGGAATGCTGCGGCTGCTTCGCGCAGCAAAGCTGTGGCCAAAGGGCTACGGCGCATCAAACCCATGACCGCAAAAGCGGTACCTAGGAAGCAAGACGCGGCCGCAACGCGAAAAAGCAGTCGGGAGGTGTTGGCTGTGTTCCACGGTAGGGTTTGCCCGTTCACCAAGTGAGCCAAGTTCGTGGAGTGG